TAACGCACGTGAATTAAAGTCAGCGGTCTCAACAGTTGCAGTACGTGATGCAACTGGAAAGATTACTAAGTCTACACGTACTGGTGATTTTGTTACAGCAGATGAGCGCCTTAATTCTAAAAACGCTATTGTTGTTAAAGCATTAGAAGGCACAGATGCTGGTGAAATCCTTAAATCTGCTAAGGGCAGCCAGGTTGCAGTACAGATTGCAGCCTTGCAAAAGGCTGGTGCTGAATATGGACAACCAATATCTGCAGGTGAAGCACTTAAATATGTTATTTCTGGTGGTACACAAAAAGATGCTTTGTTAAAACAAACAGAACGTATTCGTCTTAATGCTATAACTATGTATGGAAATCTTAAGGACCATATCCGAGATGGTGGTACTGTTAAAGATATTGCAGACCAGTATGCATTAATTAAATCTAGAAAACTTGGTATACCTTTAACAGATGCATTTAGTGATAAAGATGTTATAGGTGCTATTACTAAAGATGGTGGTTTAATGAGTACAGCAGAGTTTTCAAGACAGATGCAAGCAAACCCACTATGGCGTCAGACACAAGAAGCACGTGATACTGCTTCTGACTTTGCTAACACCATACTTAAGTCGTTTGGATTCATGGGCTAATGGCACAAACACAAGCACAATTATTAGCAGCGGCTAAAAAACAACTAGCAAAAACTAAAGCGCGTCTTCAAGAAGAACAAGACAAGCAAGCAATTTTAAATGCAAGCACGCAATCAAGTACTGTTAATACAACAACTATGGCTGGCATTACTGCTGCATCACGCGGAGAAACAGGTTATGTGCCTCCAGTTGATACATGGGCAACTACTAAAGTTGGAAATACTGGATTAACTCAAGCACAAATTGAGGCACAAAACAATGCTATTGAAACTGCCAAATTAATTGGTGGCACTGTTATTCCTAATCCAGATGGACCTGGATTAAAAGTAGTAGCGCCAACAACTACTCCTGTTATTAAAAAGAAAGCACCAGTACCTGGTGACCCAGATTATGTTCCACCAGGTGGAGACCCAGATACAGACCCAGATACAGTAGTAAAGCCTAAAGAAATTAGTGATGCTACTAAAGATGCATTTGCAATGCTTTCTGATTTATTTGCATCATATGGTTTAGGTGAACTTGCTGCTGAAATTTCTGGGTACATGACATCTGGCTTAACAGCAGGTGAGGCTCTTATTAAACTTAAGACTAACCCTAGTGGCGCATATGCTACACGTTTTGCTGGCAACTTTGCTCGTGTTAAGAATGGCATGAATGCCTTATCAGAAGCAGCCTACATCGAATTAGAAAACTCATACACTAATACACTTAAGTCTTATGGACTAAGTAATATGTTGGGTATGGATTCAAAGTCTAACTGGAAAACATTTGCTAATTACATTGCTAATGATATATCAGCAGTAGAGTTTAAAGACCGTATTGGTACAGTACAGGACCGTGTTGTTAATGCAGACCCTGCCACTAAAGAATTATTTAAGAAATGGTATCCAAGCCTTACAGATAAAGACCTTGTTGCATACTTCCTTAACCCAACTGAAACTATTGGTAAGTTAAAAGAGAAGGTAACTACTGCAGAAATTGGTGCAGCGTTTATGGGCCAGAATCTTTCAACTGATATGACATCAGCAAGTGATTTAGCAAGATACGGTATTGACCGTGCTGGTGCAATCCTCGGCGCATCACAAATTGCTGAAGTACTTCCTGAGGCCAATAAGTTAGGTAACATCTATGAAGAAGCAGGAATTACCTACAGCCAAAAAACAGGTGAAGAAGAGTTTTTAAAGTCTAGTGATGAGGCAAAGCGTAAGCGTACTCGTTTAGCATCTATGGAACGTGGTTCCTTTAGTGCTTCTGCTGGTAATGCACCAGGTGCTTACAGCACTAGTTACCTAAAGAAATCTTCAGCAGCAGGACAAATATAAAATAGAATCCTATGTGACCGACCAGCCCACATAGCGTAGAAGACTGGTAGTAAGAGCCAGGCTAGTTCCCCGACTAGAATCTGAGGCTTGCGATTCAAACGAATAGAAGGGTGGGTTGCTATGAGCAACAACTACTGGGATGAAGACGAAGACGACCTAGATACTGACAACGAAGTGCAGATGGATGGAAGTGACTTACTTAAAAAGTTACGGAAAGCCAAGCGCAACGATGAGAAGCGTATCAAAGAACTCACTGAGCAACTTGAGGGATTATCCAAGGCGCAGCGTGAGCGTACAGTCAAAGAGGTCCTAGAACAGAAGGGTGTCAATCCAAAGGCACAACGATTAATCCTAAAAGACTTGGATGAAGTTAGCGAAGAGTCAGTTAATAACTGGCTTGCAGATAACGGAGACCTGTTTGGATTAACACAGCCAGAGGCAACTGAAGAACAGCAACTAAATCGTGCAGCCCTAAGGCAGCAAGATGTAGTTACTCAACTTGGTACGACCCCTGACCGAGCAGAAGATTTATTGACTCGAATTAATAATGCGGCTTCCGCAGAAGAACTCAATTCAATTATCTACTCTCAACAGTAATAAATACATAGTAATTTCACAACTCACCTAGGAGGTGAACAACAATGGCTAATGCATATACATCCTCTACTGGCAATCTCGCTGGTACCGCTGGTGGTGCAGGTCTCGTCCAAAAGGCGTATGACCGACTATTAGACTTTGCGTTGCGTTCAGAACCCCTAATTCGTAGTGTCGCTGATAAGAAGCCCACTAAGTTAGCAAACCCTGGCTCAACCGTAGTTCTACAACTTTACGCAGACCTGTCAGAACAGACAACTGCTCTTTCAGAATCAACTGAGCGTGACTCAGTACAGATTGCTGCTCCAACATCAGTTACTATTACTCTTGCTGAGTACGGTAACTCTGTTCTTGTTACACGTGCTTTGGAACTCTTCAGCCTTGCTGATGTAGACCCAGCAATTGCTAACATCATCGCTTTCAACCTTGCAGGTTCAATTGATACAGTCGCACAGACTGAACTTCGTGGTGGTACTAACGTCATCTATGGTGGCACACGTACTAACACAGTAACAATTGCTGCTACAGATACAATCACTTCTGCAAACATCCGTAAGGCTGTTGCTAAGTTGCGTTCAGGTCTGTCAGTTCCTCGTAAGGGTTCAATGTACTGGTGTGGTATCCACCCAGAAGTTTCACACGACCTTCGTGCTGAGACTGGTGCTGGTGGATGGCGTTTGCCTCACGAGTACAACTCAAATGAAAACATTTGGGCTGGAGAAATTGGTTCATATGAAGGAGCCTACTTTGTAGAGTCTGCTCGTATGTTCAACGATACTGACGGTGCTTCAAGTGCCAAGGTATACCGCACAATTCTTGCTGGTAAGGAAGCAATGGCTGAAGCCGTTGCTGAAGAGCCACATGTAGTTATCGGTCCAGTCATTGACCAGTTGATGCGTTTCCGCCCAATGGGTTGGTACGGCGTACTAGGCTTCAAGCGTTATCGCGAAGCAGCCCTGTATCGTATTCTTAACGGTTCATCAGTCGCTTAATTGATTGACGCTTGAGTAGGGGCAGCAATGTCCCTACTCAGGAGTAAGTTCATTAAGGAGAACAATGGCAACGTACACACTTGTAACACCAACCCTAGAGCAGGGTCACATTGGTATGCACCGTTTGTTCACACACTTCAAACAACGCACTAAGAGTTATACTATCATCTTAGATGGTGGTGTTTATTCACTTATACAGTATCCAACCGAAGATGAGTTAGCAACTTACACTGCTTACTATATGGGTGGATGTCAACATACTGGAATCAGCGATGCCATTAGAACAGCAATGATTGCTGATGGGATTGTTACTTCGGCTAACTTTACAACAGAGTAGGGACAAATGCACCAACATATTAGCAAGGTACTTGATTGGGGTTTTACCCCAGACCATAACTTTGTGGCTACCAGATACGGATGCGTCCTCTGTGATGCAACACAAGAAAAGCCATTTGAGTATGAAGAAGTTTCTATTGACCATACTCAGTGTGATGAGGATTGCTTTGGCTGTAAGGCTAAGAACCTTCAGTTAAATGCAGGTGATGCTAGAGGCGATGTAATTGCAAGTGGCACAACACAAAAGAAGTGGAACTCTGAACTTGAAGCATATCGTAGTGCTAGAGCACAGGGTATCCAGCCTAACGGCACAAGAGCACATCAAATAGAAGCGGCACATGATGCATCTGATAAATTAGGTGCAGCGTATGACGGCGGTACAATGGTACAAGCAAAGAAGATAGACAAACCAACAGCCACAGTAATGCGAGAACTCAAGGAAGCAGGAATACAATAATGCCAATGGTCGGAAAAACTAAATTCCCTTACACAGCAGCAGGCAAAGCAGCAGCAAAAAAGGCAGCCTACAAGACTGGTGAAAAGATGGAATCAAAGTCTGAAAAGAAGATGGAAACTAAGATGGGCATGAAGAAGATGGCTAAGAAGCCTATGAAGAAGATGGGTAAGAAGAAGTAATGGCAGCCAAGAAGCCAACACCAACTCCTAAGCCAAAACTCACAGGTTCAATTGCAAAAGTGCTTAAGCCTATTAAGCCTGCTCCAATGACACCACAAGATGCAGCAATGTATAAACTTCTTCAGAAGAAGTATCCAGACTTGTATCCAAAGAAAAAGTAATTAAGGTAGGGGACAATGGCTAAACAAAAGAAAGAAACCCTAGCAGTCGCTTGGTGCGACAATGGTATGGTAGATGGAAAGTTTATGGAAGGTGTCGTAGATACTCTCATAAACTCAGGTGTAGAGTTCTGTGGGTCACTACGTGCTCACGGTAATCAGATAGCACAACAGCGAGAGATGTTAGTCAATCGCTGGTATGACAATAATAAATCTGATTGGCTACTCTGGCTTGACTCGGACATTATGATTACTCCAGAGAAGTTTCTTAAACTCTGGAATCGTAGAGATGCCGTAGATATTCCATTGCTTACTGGTGTTTACTTTACAAGTAATGAACCAGAACAACCATTGATGAAACCCTTAGCAACTGTTTATGAGTTTGCTGAGGCTGAGTTTGGTATTGGGATTAGACGTTTAGACCCACTACCAAAGAATGCCTTTATCAAGGTAAGTGCTGCAGGTATGGGCTTTTGCCTAATGCACCGCAGTGTAATAACAAGAATTAAGAAAGCATTGCCAGGAGTTCCGTTCTTTACAGAAGTGGGTGCTAACAAGCAGTTTACTGGTGAAGACATCTACTTCTTTGCAGTAGTCAACAAAGCAGAGATTCCTCTGTGGTGTGATACCGCTGCAACTGTAGGACATATGAAGCGATTTAATATGGATGAGAATTACTATGATGCTTTTGGTAGGGGCAAAGGTTATGCAAACTAAGTATCCTAATTGGTTTGAGATGACTGCAAAGGAAAACTTTGAGTCACAACTACTACCACTTGCTGGTAAGTTTAATCTTAGGTTCTTACAAATTGGCGCCTTTACAGGCGATGCAACTGTATGGCTGGTAGATAACGTACTTGTTACAAAAAACTCTGTGCTAGAAGATGTAGACATCTGGACTGGCTCAGATGAAGAAGAACACAAAGAGATGAATTGGCTAGACGTTGAGCGTGTATATGATTCACGTATTGCCTTTCGTCCTAATGTGATTAAGTACAAAATGGACAGCAAAGAGTTCCTTCGTTCTATTGAAGAACCAACCTATGACTTTATCTATATTGATGGAGACCATACCGCAGAAGGCGTACTACAAGATGCTGTACTTGCTTGGAGATTACTCAAGCCAGGTGGGATTATGGCATTTGATGACTACCTATGGGAAGACCCTAGAGGTGTTGAGTTCCAGCCAGGCTGGTCAATAGATACCTTTGTAGGGGCAGTCAAAGATGAATCAGAAGTTTTATTATCTAACTCTCAAGTATGGCTAAGGAAAAATAATGACAGCAGCCTGGACACGTAAAGAAGGCAAGAACCCCGCTGGCGGACTCAATGCCAAGGGCAGGGCATCTTATAAGGGTGGCACTCTCAAAGCGCCTGTAAAGGCTGGAGACAACCCACGTAGAGCATCCTTCCTAGCACGTATGGGTGGAATGCCAGGACCAGAACGCAAGCCTGACGGCTCGCCAACAAGATTGCTTCTATCGCTTAATGCGTGGGGAGCAAGTTCTAAGGCTGACGCCAAGCGTAAGGCTGCAGCAATATCTAAGAGAAACAAGGGTAAAAAATAATGGCAGGAACAGCGGGTAGTAGTTTAACAGCAGAATTAAATCGTCTTGCTAGTACAACTGGCAAGGCTGCACAAGGTGCTGCCAATGTCTACGCTGGCACATCTGGTCTAGGTATAAACGCAGCCCTTAACATCAAGGCTGATGCTAACCGTCAACCCTCTGCATACAAAGGACTCAACGCTATCTGCAATGAACTTGCTGGTACTACTGGTAAATCCG